ATACTGCATCAGAATATCTGGCACATAAGTGGTCATTTTTCCCGTTATTGGGTGGCGGTATGGAATACGAAGAGCTTCAGATGCCCANTGNAATACATTTTGATGCTCATCCAAAAAACGGAAAAAGTGTGCTTCCCATGAACTNCGATAGCGAGGGAAACCCTTTCCTACATACTTATGCATGTTTTTAGGACGGAATATTCCCTGCGCGTATCTGCTCATGCTACTACGTTTCTATATGCGTATGCGTTTGGCTTCCACACAGAAGCCACGCCCAATGATACAGTTGCTGGTCTGAGTAGATTCAAATAGTAAGACATCAAAATCACTGTTTCTTTTTGATCGAGACGCTTGAATTTCTCCAAGATGCTCATTGCACTTTCGCCACTCAAATCAGCGATTTGGAAAATCTTTGAAGCAAATGTCTTTGCCGTTTGCTGGTCTGACATAACAGCCACAAAATAGGTATAAATTACGTCGTATTCATTGACTGGAATAGACCCAACATACCCATAAAGGGAATCTACGATTGTAACTTTTTTATCGTCCATTATTTCTTTTTCTTAGGAATTATCAGGTCTTTGAATCCACTGCTGGTTACGGCACCTGTTAATGCTTTGTTAATTCCTGCAACTGCTTCTGACTTTAGTGCGTCTTTGATATTCTTGCCTTTGAGATTCTTCCCAAGCCTAAATGCTTTCAAACCAGCACCTAGGAAATTGCCTTCACTTATGTCATCAAAAATCTGCTCGCCGCTATTGACCAATCCACCGGGACCGAAAATACTAGTGGTGCTGCCTGCTTGGCCTAGTGGGCTTGGTGCAGTGTCATAAACTGATGGATCGGCGAAACTACCAACTGCTCCTTCACCTCCGTTGGGCTTGCCTCCAATGTATTTAACATACTCGTATTCAACAGTGATCTGATGTTCCATTGTGCCTGCATCATCAGAATAGTCATAGGTATCATGAGACCATGATTTTATAACTGGGTTGATCAGTCTGTAAGCGATGTTGCTTTTTTGATTAAGGCCATAGACCGTGATAGCAGAAAAAAATGGAAGCTTTACTCCGGGGGTAATGGCGGCTTGTGATCCAAAGGGATCACCAGAAAAACCCCAACTACGCTCACCTATTTCATTGGCATAAATGTTTCTGCCATCGGCGCTAGAGTTTAGTGTATCACCAAAGTTGTAGGTGTAATACTGACGCCACAAGTTTCTGATTATGTCACTGCCATCGTCGTGGAGTGTAATCTGAACAGGGCCATACTTGATACCAGTCTGAATGTATCTGGTTCTGTTGTATTGCCTTAGTTCTTCAGTTTGAATCTCAAAGCTGGGCAACTGACAAGTCTTTACAAGCAGGCCAATACGTGTTTGATCTGCTCGTGGGTAGAGTTGCCGAATTGCTGGCACTGCTGGGTTTAGTTCAAAATCAACATGATATAAAAACTTTAGTCTTGGAGCTAATGCTTGATTGTCCGCGACAAAAGTCCTACTTGCGTGTTTGTAGTCACGCAAGTAGTCTGTTGATAATGCAGCTTCACCTACGTCTTTTATGAAGTTCCTAAAAAGACTCACGATTAGCCAGTGATTACGTTTCCAAGAGTTCTGCCAACATTTGTGCCGACGCCGCTGTTTAGTGGTGTTTGTAGCGCATTGTCAAAACGGATGGAAGCTGTGATGTCTACAACTTCATTGCTTGAGTAGCTTAGGTCATTATAGTTCACAGATGCCAAGTAGCAACCATAAATTTCCCATGTTTCTAGGACGATTGGCTCGAATGCGCCGTTACCGCCGTCTAGGATTTCGCAACGTGTGGTAAACTTGTAATCGATACCAGAAGAAGCTGAAGCTTGTTCCATAAAGTCCATTTGCTTCTGTAGCTGTTCGCCCATTAGCTTTGCAACCTGACCGCTCGCATCATCACGCAAGTTTAGGCTTAGATCGCCCCATGAGTGCTTACCAGCTAGACGAACTTGTGAGTTGTAGATATCAATGTCGATTGGTGAAAATGATAGCTCTGGACGAGAAAATGAGACTACTTGTTTTGTTAGTTCTGAACGTGGGGTAGATACGCCCAAGTTTTCAAAGATCACTCGAAAGCGATACTTTAGTTTTGGCATCAACAGACCCTGTGATGGACTTGATTGGTCACCAGCTAGTGGAACTGTCATGCGTGTTAGTGAAGATACTGCCATGTTATTCTCCTTATGATACACTTATTTATGTTTTTTTCTCTGCAAAAATACACCATTAGCACAGATGTATTCAAGAAATTATTTTCAAAAAAGTATTGCTTTTTGTTTTTAGGTAGGTATAATTCTGTTCATCAACTCACCCAACGGAGCAAAACATGAACTTCTTCAAAGTAGATGAAAACGGAAAAGTTGTTGAAATCGTGAACAAGGGCCAGCAAGGTTATCAAAGCCGTTGGGACTGGAAGACTTTTGATCAAGCACAAAAAGTCGCAGAGGCTGCATCGGAATTTGCTGGCGAAGAATGGATCGCAACTGATTCTGGTGGGTCAGTGTTTCCCAGATACGATATCATTCGTGCACCCAAGGTTGGTGACCTGATCAGCTACTACTTTAACGGTGATTGCTATCCGGATGGAGAAATCGTCAAGATCAGTGCAACGCGAAAGCTGGTAACCAGCAGCACCGGCAGAAAGTATTACCGTTCCAAGGAAACTGGTTCTTGGATTAATCACGGAACGTGGTGCATGGTTCAAGGTCACCACACAAGCAAAAATCCTCACTTTTAATCTCACTAAAAGAAAAGCCCCAATTAAGGGGCTTTTTCTTATTCTACTTTTTGTTTTTAGACTGTGCCGCTGATTTCACCAGTATTCTTCAAACGAACTGGAATGTAGATGAATTCCGCAACCTTGGTTGGCTCGATGCTCAAGTCTAGCCAAAGTTCATTACGATCAATTCTGAATGGTGTGTTGTTGCTTGAATCACACACTACTAGGTAGTCGTAAATTGCGCGCTTTGCAGTTAGGTCGTTCATGAACTGCTCAACTTGACCCTTGAACTCATTACGGGTTAGCTGATCATTGGGTTCAAACAAGAACTGCTTGCCAATTGCTTCTAGTCTTGTGCGAATGTAAACAACCAATCTTGCGACGTTAATTCTGTCCATGCTTGAGCTAGACATCAAAGTCTTGTTGCCAAAGTTCAATAGGCCAGCACCGGGGATAAAGGTGATTGGATTAATACGATTTTCATAAAGAACATTGCGAATATTTTCGCGGTTCAGAACTTCGCGGAATTCACCTGTATCAGATTCTACATACCCAATAGTTTGTGCATTGTCAATGATACCACGGCGGGTGCCTGCTGGTGCCATCCAAGGATAAGACACTGTATCAGAGCGAATTAGTGTTCTAAGCATCATGTGTGATGCTGGCTGAACAATTGCATTGCCCTCAAGGTCAAATGTCTGGCACACTGGATAAAACACACCTGCATATGGGTCTGATGATGTCAGGCTATCTGAACCACCACTTGTAGTCCATTCTACGATATCATTTGGGTTGTCTGCTAGACGCATTGGGCTATCACCGACAATAAATGCTGTGTTTCTACGTTCATTGTTTAGTGCAACCATTGTCTGAATTAGCTCTGGGTATCCGGGAGCAGCCATCAGATTGAACTGACGCTGTTCTTCTCGAATATCAGTGTTGGTATCTATAGCACGACGCATTGAAGCAACAACAATCTGACGAACTGCTTGACGGCCCATGTATGGACTTCCATCATTGCGAAGACCAACAGATGTGACCCATGCATTACGCTGATCTGGAAGAGCGCCCTCAAATACATCAGAGTTGAACCAGTTCTTGCGGTATGTTTTGACGTTAAAACTTGAACGACGGGTGTTGAACAACAGTGTTCCTGCTGGGTAAAGCAGTGGACTTGGCGCATCTAGGTCTAGATAGTCAGAAGCTAGCAGAGAAGCAATAGGAGGAACAGGATCGTTGATAGGATCAACAGTCCCGGCATTGCCCCAACGAGCATCAGCAAAAACTACACCATTTTCTGTGGTTTGGTCACTATTATCAATCAAGGCCCATGCTGGTTCGCCATTTACAAGCTGCCAACGACGAATAACTGGGTAGTTCTCTAGGTCACTTGTATCGATCCATAGATCGCCAAAGACCAACTGCGTGTCATCACTTTGTGCGGTAGGTGCAGATGCTGCAAAGATTGGACCGGCAGGATCAGTTGCAACTAGGTTGAAACCACGAATGTCATTCAGAACAGTGCGATAACCCTTCCACTCATTTCCATCATTAACCATGATGTCTGCTTCACCAATTGCACTGTAATACCAGTAAGCGCCATCTTGAGGCTCAAATCCGGGAGCAAATGGGCTTGCTGAATAGCTAAGAATATCCCAGTTTGTTATGATTACTTCATTTGGTGCGACCCCTGCGCGAACTCCAGTGACACCGACAATAAAGCCTGCATCATCGATTGGTGTGCCAAGAGTGTCGATCAGTTGAATTGATCCACCCTGTAGGTGAATAATATCGATTCCACCAATTGAATTAACTTCAGCCTTGACATTATTAAAACCAGCACCGTTAAATGATGTGACAAAATCAAATGCGCTTGAACCAGACAAAGTAACTTCAATCGGAGTGCTCATCATTGATGATGTCCGGTTGCTCACTGACATTGTGAACTTGTCTCCAGCATTAAATGCTGGGTTAATAGTGAGGCCTGAAACACGAGTTTCGCCCGCTAGGATTCGTTCGTATAACTTGAATGTCATTGTGCCATTTCCTAGCGCATCAAACTGGGCGTATACTGCACCGGCTGGAATTGATAAGCCACCGCCTGCTGGGTCAATTGCACGATTTGCTTCTGCGTCATTACCATACACGCCAACAGTAACGTCTACATAGCGGCGTTCGCCTGAATTCCAACGCTTTAGTGAGAACTTGGTTCCTTGATTTACTGGAGTAGTCTTGTTCCAAATTGAGCCAGTTGGGCGGGGTAGCGCATCTGATTCCTTCCAGCGAGGAATAACAGTATGTGGAGACTGCTGTAGTTGTGGGATGTAATAGATATCTGATTCAATGCCTAGTTCATCAAGCAAAATCCCAGAATCTGAATCACTGATATCTACAGCGCCACCATCTGCGGCTGGGCTTGCGTAAATTTCTAGGCGACCATTTGTATTTTTTGCAGTTACTCCATCAATTGCAGCACTATTAATTGCAGTAACAAGTTGTGCAACTGTTGTGCCTGTAAGTGTAACAGTAATTCCGTTGATATCAATAACTGACCCAGTTGTCAGAACTGGATTAACAATCGTTGCACGGATAACAGGGTTAGAAGCAACCCATTCATCACTGCCAACTAGAACCCAATCATTTTCGTAGTTCTTAAAATAAACAGGGTTTGATGCATTAGTAGTAACAACCGCATAGTCGCCGGGGATACCAATTGATGATAGAGGAACACCAGCATCAGTGTCTGCCACATCAGTAATAACCAATGGCTGAACTGAAGAAAATGTGCCGGGTGTGCCAAATGTGCGGCCAGTTACTGTAAAGTCATTTGACTCGGATGTCAATGAGCTTCCGCTTTCATTGGCAAGGAATGTATACCATGATTGCTGACCATACCACTCAAAGATACCCCAACTGGTATTAACTGTGTCTAGCCAGTATGAGTTGTTTAGTGGTGAGCCTGATGGGCGAGCAACACGAGCAGCTAGGTCTGCTAGATTTACATCTGCACGGATAACGAACGCACGGTTTGAAACTCCAAGAACAGAATAAGCAGCCATTAGGCCGTATTCATTTAGCTCGTAACCATTGATTGGTGTTCCTGCTGAAGTGCGATAAAAGAATGGTGTTCCGAAAAGATTGACTAGCTCGCGCTGGCTAGTAACCAAGAAAACTTCATTCGCATTTTCTGCAAGTGTTCCAACTGCAACTTGTGTTCCACCGGGAATTGCCTTGTTTTCGGCAGTGGCGATAACTACGAGTGGCACTGAATTATCTGGAGCAGATAAGTATTGACTTTCATCAATAATTGAAACTTGAACTCCGGGTGAAATTAATGACATAGTGTGATCCTCTTAAAAGTTTGAATTTCTTATTTTATTTAGCTAATTTGAGGAAAACACCCTTAATTTGACCACCTTTATGAAGGTTTTGCCATAAATACACGCATGTCATCTAGGCCATTATGCACTCACTGCAATCAGAACTTATGCGCAGTTAACTATGTCAGAAATGACAAGACATATTATCGTTCTGCATGTATGAAATGCATAGGCCGAAGACGGCACAAAAAAATCCCACANGCCAAATGGCAGCTTGCGGGATACACAAAGAAACCNACNTGTGATCGTTGTTCTTTTAGAGCAAAATACAAATCTCAACTATTGGTTTATCATATAGATGGAAACCTCAACAACTGTGCTTTTACTAACCTCAGAACCATTTGCTTGAACTGNGCAGAAGAAGTGAGCAGACAAGAACCTACATGGGCTGTAAGTGGCCTAAAAAGAGATTTGTAGCATTTTTGAGGTGGTTTAGATCGCCGTCATTATCAATTACTGTTTGGTTTCCCACCCCTACCCATTTCCATTCTGAATCGTGAACACCTAGAGCTTTCATCTTGGACACCGAATCACACTTGACCCATTGTGCTTGATTGATATTTGCTGCTTCGGCGATGCTATACCAGTCTGGGTCAGCACCACGTCTAATCCTGACCAATTTTCCACCCAATTGTTCTACCATTTTTATTTCATTTGCAAACCTGCAATCTGAAATGCATACTCGATCACCTTTGTCTTGGATAGCCTTTTCCAATGAATATACCCAGATGCTGTCATTGAATTTGCCACGAAATAGACCTGTGCCAATGTTTTGCATTGCCCATCGGGGAGTAAATTCAGGAATACCAAGACGTGTTGCCCACCATTGATCAACGACCTCACGCCATGCCCTAGATTCTGGTGTTGTGCCTTCGAGTAATGTTCTATCCCAGTGAAAAACAGCACTAAGAACATCTTTTAGCGTAGATGCAAAAGACATTTCTACATAGCCATGCTCATTGACTAGTATTTTTGAAAACTCACCTTTGCCAGAACCAATAAATCCGCATACACCAATAATCATCGTATCTGTGTTACTCCTAGCTTTTCAAAGCATACCTGAAGCAGTGCAATCTGACGCCAGCAATCATCTAGTGCATGATGTGACGTTGGTGGCATAGCCAAGTCTGGAATTATGGAATAAATGGTCCTACAATCCCTGACAGTGTTATACATCCAAGGCGTTGGAAGCCCTAGTTCTCGATAAGCATGGTCTAGGATTGGAATATCATAGTTCAGACCGTTACACCACACATGCTTAGCTTTGCGGGTGATTTTTGTAAGTGAATGCAGAGCATCTGCTAGTTCAATTCTGTTGTCTTCTGCGAATGCTTCGTCTTGTGCTGCTTGGGGCTGGCTTCCCCACCATGCCACGGTGTTGTCATCAACAGTTCGATTTGTTTGTGATTCTAATACAATACGCGCATAAAAAGATGTATCTGATTCTGCTGGCAAACCCATACCAAAAGGATCAAATAACTGCGCGCCAATTGTTAAAATTGTAGAGGATGATACGACATCTAGACCTTCGATATCGATCATAAGAGAGTAAGACATTTAGGACTCCAAAATGGAGTATTATACCCCATCTTGGATTTGGTGTCAATTTATTATCCAACGATCCATGAAAGAACTGGGCCACCAGCAATAAAGTTGCCTAGATCAACTATCAGCTTGTCCATTTCAGCTTGTGCTTCAGTCTTCATCTGGCTACCGTTTAGCGATGTTCCGCCTTGTGGCCCAGCAATGGTGGTAAACTTTTCTCGTGCCTCACCGATTGCCATCTTAGTCGCTGCATATGCATAATCGCTGATCCAAGGAGAAATCTGGTAGTCACTTAGCAACTGCACTTCTGGAAGCAAATTGTATACCCAAAGTAATAGTGGTTCGCCATTGCCCTTGGGATCACGAATCAACTGGATTTGCTTGGTATAAGAATTGAAAGTGAAGTTGATGAATCCACCAAACATACGTGCTGCTTGTTCTACATACTGGGTGTAAAGGTCGTAGGTGAACAGACCGCCTTGTGCGTTGTAGTTAAGCAGGTATACGTTAAGAGTAGCACTAGAAAATGGGTCAAAAGAAGAAGAGTATGGCCCTGTGGCATCACCCATTGTTCTACGGAACACTTGTCTAACATGCGTGACTTCTTGAGGTAAGTGTATATACATTCACGTCCTTCTTGCATAGGCATTAGCATATAGCTTTTCTTACATATGCTGCTGAACTACGCTGTCTGAATACTTGAACCGCACGCTGATATGCCATTTCAAAGTGCTGTGGGTCTGCTTCAATATCAACAATACCATCCCCAAGCCGGTATCTGACCTGATCCATAAGGTTCTTTTTTAGGGTTTCGAGTGTGCTCATTTGTTTTAGTAACTCCAATGTTACTGTATTTATTTCACTCGGAGGATAATCAAATTCTCGTTAAATCTACCAGTCAGCTTTGTTTCTACCGCCTTGATAGCAGTAAAGTATTTTCGTGCGGCAGGCACAGATGCATGAATAGCAGTGACCATTTCTTCTGGCTTTCTGATGGTCTTTTGGGTTGATTTCGCTGCATCGAAGCCGATCAGAGAGTTTCCTTTTACAGTCATAGAACCAATATGCGAGTCGCAAACATAGTGCTGAAGTTTTCTCTTTTTGGTATCAAACAGCCATACTTCGGTTGAACCATGAAGTTTTACTGGTGATTCAGACTTGAGTTTCAGACTGGGT